GGGGGGGTCAAGTGTTACCCAATCTTTGAGTATCTGTGCGTCTCAAAGACTTTGAGCAGTGCTTCTACTTGCTCTGGGCTATCAAGCTCAATTTCCTTGATTGATTCTCCTTTGGCGACAACAATCCGCAGCCCTTGCGGTGACAGCGAAGCGCGGGCAATGCTGCCGTCTTGAGATGCCCCTAGATTGGCTTCGATGGTTACTTCTTGGAGCTTGGCCATGGTGATGATGAGATGGGAGTGAGGGTATTGCCGGATAGGCTCCGGCCGGCCGTGGGGGTCAGGCGGCTAACGCTCGGCTGCAGTCTTCAATTTCCATTTGAAGTAGGTCGTCAAGAAAGCGGTCTTCTTTGTGGCGGCCCATAAAGTGATCAACATGAAACTGAGCGGCGACTTCAGGATGAGGGTCGTTCCGTTGTTGATAAATAGAAGCGATTACTCCGAAGAGTTTTTGAATTTGAGCTTCGCGGCTGGTCATAACTGGTTCGCTGGTTGAGAGGTGCGGAGAGGGCTGATCCCTCCCCTGAAACCTCACAGTAACGCAGCCGTTACCCCTCGCCCGTGTCTGGACAGGCCAGTTCACAAGCTGTAACGCAAGCGTTCTATTGGAAACGGGAATCACCGTTTCCCTATGCCAGTCACCCCACCGGCACCGGCGCCCGCTCAATCCCTGGATACTGTCGCCGCTCGCTGGGAGAGGGCTTGCGCACGGCCTCCTCCAGCACCTGGGAGGCGCGAGCGAAGGGCCAGCCCTTGTCGGAGCCACCCTTGGCGGCGGCGAACTCCTCGGCCACGGCCTTGCGCGAGCGCTCCCAGTAATCCTCCCGCAGCAGGGTGGCCCTGAGGGCGGGATCTTGTTCTTCTACCGCTTCTGAAGATACCGGAGATAGGCTACACCTACATCTTGGATGTAGCGTGCCCACCATCTCGTCGAGCCGGTAGATCCGACCATGGCGCGAGGCACAAACCGCACACGTCCGCTCATCCTTGGTGGCGATCCACCGGGCATAGCCGAACCCATTGCGGGCTGCCGTTGCCTTCTGGGCGCCCACGTAGGCGTTGGCCAGCTCCGATCGGGCGATCAGCTCTGCCCGCTGCTCCAGCCCCATGCGGTTGTTGAGCCCCTGCGGATCCTTGGCCCCCTGCAGTGCCGTCCTAATCTCGCGCTCCAGCACGCGGGGGCCCTTCCCCCGGCCGATGCCATCGGTGACGATCCGGGCGATGTTGTCGCGGAAAGACTCCACCTCGCCCCGGATGTAGGCCGATGCGGTGCTGGCGGCGGCCTCCACGGCGGCCCTACTGGCGCCCACGAACGTGCTCTGTGCCGTGGCGTCAGGGTTGGCGGTCTGCGCGAGCTGCTGCCCCAGGTCACCGCCGAGGGCCACCGCTTCGGCGAAGTCCTCCCGGTAGCGGTTCTGCAGCCAGGCCAGCTCCCGATCGGAGGCGAAGGCCTGGGCCAGCTCCAGGAGCTTGCGGAACTTGGCGGAGCCATCGGCGATCGAGTACGACCCCGGCCGGCGCGTCACCCCATCGGCGCTCTGCTGGTCAGGAAGGCTGGGGTCCACGAACTGCCCGTAGTACCGGCGCAGATCCCGCAGGGTGCGGGCCAGGGAGCGGCGCAGGGCCGCCTGCGTGTTGCTGACCGACCGATCGGCCAGGGTGTCCAAGGCGGCGGCGTAGTCGTCTGCGAGCTGGAGTTGTTGGTCGCCGATGGTGGCCATGGTTAGGGCTTGCGGCGTGAACCCTGCCGCTTGTTGGTTTCCCGCGTTTGCTGCCTAGCCTTGTTTCGTAACTCCTGAATAGCAGAGAGCTGCTTTCTAATGGAGATACTTGTGCCCACGTATCTATCAACCAAGCTAGTCTGCCTTGCGGAGCCCCTTTCTTTAGCTTTGCGCGATTGCCTCCGGTTTTGGCCAATTTCACCCCATAGTCCAAACTTGACAACCGGGCTTTCTTCATAGGCTTTCTTGGCTACGACTTCTTCGCGCTGCAGCCTTGCGAGCTGGCCCCGAGCCTTGCGGATCTCGGCCGCCAACGCCTTTCTTTGGGTCGTGCCGCGTGCAAACCCGTATTTTTCAGGGGTGTAGCTCAGCTCGATTTGCTTCAGCTTTTTAGCCGCCTTCCGCAGGGATTCCAGCTGCCTGTCAGCCTTTGCGCCCCTTGCAATCAGCTTTTGATAGCGAGGGCTAAAGTTAGATCCTGATGTCATAGGTGAATTGTCACGGTTTTTAGCGTTTTCAACCTTGCGAAGTTCGTCCAGAACTTTTGTTAGCCTAGTTTTAAGGTTGGCGTTTGCGGATTTGATGCGTTCAGGTGTTAATGCTTTTTGGCTGGTCTTTTTGGTCTTGGCCTTGATCGCCCCCGGCTTCATCCCGCGGGGCTTGGCAATGGTGCCCGAGAGGCGGGCGCCACGAACCTTCCGGCCCGGCTGCAGCCCACTGGTTGCCGCATTGGTCCCGGTTGACCGCCTGCCCATGGGCGCAGCGAACAGGCCGCGATTCGGGAGGGTTCCGGCCCCCACGCGCTCGCCCTGCTGGGCGTAGATGCGCCGGGCCCTGCCCGCGATTCGGCCAGAGACCCCGGACAGCCTTGCGCTTCGCCGCCCCCTGGCATCGGCGTCCCCGGCCGGAGCACTCGCCCCGTTGCGACTGGCCAGCCTGGCCGCTTTGCGTTGTTGCGCTTTTGCTACTTTCGCTTCCCATTTTTGTAGTTTTTCGTAGGCGGCGGGATTTGCTTTTTTCAGGGCGTCATTGAACGTTTGGGGCTTGGCTGCCCGTGGCTTAACCCTCCGCGCCACCCCGCCAACGCGAGCCCCGCGGATCTTCCTGGCGGCGGTGCCCGTTGCGATCTGCAGGGCGTTGGGGTTGTACCTCATCCGCCCCCTGCGGCCCGTGGCCATGCCGACCTTCAGGCGCCTTGCCGATTCGCTCATCGTGCGAGCCATCGCGCCAATTTCGCCGGGCGTTAATTTGTCCTTGCGCTTGCCTACATTGCCAATAAGCCGTATCCTGCCTTCTGCGATATTGGTTAGCTGACTCGCCGTGCTTCCTGCAACTACAATACCTTTTTGCCTACGCACCAGTCGCTCAACTTGTATAGCTCGCCTGGCTTCTTTTGGCAGTGCGCGTAACTTCTTGGCGTAGCCCTTTCGATCTGCCGTCTGCTGAACCCGATCCTTCCGCGCCTCTGGTGATTGCATCCACCCGGCCGGCTTCTTGGCTGCGGCTGATCGCGCCTTCCGCCCCCGAGACCTGGCAATGGTGCCTTCCTGCCGGCGACCCTTGATCCGATCGCCAGGTGCTGATTCAAGAAGGGATTTATTGGCGCCGGCCCTTACTTTTGCCCTGGCAATCAAGGGGCCATAGCCTCGGGTCATTGCACGCTCTAGCGCCCTCAATCGCCGCCCAGCGCTAGCAGCGGCGGCCCGTGTTTTCTCCCCTTTGTTAATCTTTCCGTTTAAGCGGTCATAGGCGGCCTTCGCTTTTCTTGCCTCAGCGCTTCCTGGCTTTGAAAGTTGAAGATTGCCCGCAACAGATGCGGCCCTGCTGACGTTTCTTTTGCTGACTCCCTGCGCCTTGTTCACCACTGCGCTACCGCGCTGCATGTTGGCCTCAGCCCGTGCCAGGGCCCGCACAACCTGACCCTTGCGAGGCGTGCCGATGGGGGGCTTGGCGCGTTGAGGCTTGACTGTTGGCGCTGCCTTCACCGCCCGCGCCTTCCCTCCCCTGCTCACCGCCCCCTGCAGCGGGGCCCGCTTGAGGCGATCGGTCTGCCTCGCCCTCAGGTTTCCCGCCCCCGTGCGCAGTCGCCCCCCGCGGGCCGTGGCGCCGTTCTTGCCCACTCCAGCGATGCGGCCGGAGTTGTCGCGAGTGAGGCGATTGGTGCCGCGGCTGGCCTTCTTGGTGGGTGGCCGATTGGGGGCGCCGCCGCCTGGGGTGGAGGCAAACCGGCCGCGAGTGTCCCGCACGTAGGACGTTCGGCGCGATCCTCGGGGCATGGCTACAGCAGTCTCTGGCTCAGTTTTCCCGTCAGCTCAGCGGCAGCCCCTGCGCGTCCACGTCATCCCCGGCGAGGTCGTCGGCCCCCGGCACCGGCGGATTCAGCAGGGCCTGCTGGCGGGCATCCTCGGCGGCCAACAGCTCGGCCTCTTTGCTGCCATCGGCACCGGGCCGGAGCATGCCCCGCTTCTGCGCCAGGTGGGTGACGGTCTCGCGCATGAGCAGGCCCTTGTCGTAGAGCGTGCCGGCGAGGGTGATCAGGGCATCGTCCACCGGCTTGTCCGTGACCCCTGGCAGCAGATCGATGCCGGCGTCGCGCTCGGGGAACTCCCCGGTGAACTGGCCCCAGATTTGGAACAGGCTTTCCCATGCGGAGCTTTTGGCCTCGGCCATGGCCGTGATGGAGGCCTGCAGTTGCGCGGATTCCAGCTCGG